CTGGAATATAACAAAAGGGGGTCAATTATCTTAATAGGGTTAAGAACTTGCTGTAACTTTACGGTACAGTTGCAAACCGTGAGTTTCTTAAACTCTGTTCTCCAAAGCTGGTGCCAATGGAAAACCAAACATAGCATCTTCGCCAAGGGCAACGACGACATCGTACACAATAATTTCAGTGCTTGATGGATCATCGGCAAGACAAGTAACTTTGATGCCATGTGTTGAAGTGGTACCAGTACTATACCACGAACTATATAATTGATTACTATAGTATGGAACCTCCACTTCAAGAATCTGTCTGGTCACATAATCAGAGATAGCAACGCCTTGATCAAAATCGTTGATAACGGTCAAGGTTGGACCACTGCTTATTTCACTGTCGTCAATCAAACTAACAACGAATCTCTTGTTGTCGCACCTAAAACGAGGGATAATTTTGAATCTAAACCCCCCTCTATAGAAACCATAGGTGCTCATGGTTCTAAGATACATTTGAGATGTATCGGGCCAAGATGTTGACGCTGCTTTAAAAACACTCATCGGATTGAAATATGCAACATCAGTCCCCGCAATCATTGCTGCACTAGTATATCTTTTATAAATCACGAAACGTTGTAACAATGCAGACATTCTACCAACCTTTTCTCCCATACAAACACGATCGTATTTGAAATATTTACTCGACCCAATTGGTTCAAATGGTTGTCGAAAAATATCTCGTGGATGATCATACAATCCTTCCATTTGACTCTTGAAAGAATACTTTGGCTTGTCTTCAAAATCTTTGGCTTCAAGTTCCTTTCTCCTCTTCGCCCCACTCTTATCGGCTGGCACCGTCAATGCAATATTGAGATATTGTGTACTTGGTCTTGCAAACTCCATATCTTCAGCTCCCGCCAACCAAACATTGAAATTAACTGTGGAATCCGAAGCAATATCTGGAATGATAACTTTATTAACCAAATACATTGCAAAAGTTCCAAAGGCAAAACCTTGGGTAGGGGCACTCTTGAGATCATGACGAACAGCGAGATATGGAAACTCGCTAATATAGGGGACAGTAATACAAACGGTGGTTTCTCCAGTGATATCAATGATTTTACTAATAACATTACCACCTTCACTAAAAGTAGCCGGGGGAACAGCAACATCCATAAAATGAACCAAACGAACCCTTGTTGACGTAAACTTGCTACAAACGAACTTGAACATAAATTTCAATCCACCATGGAAATATGTAAATTGCATCGCAATGTTGCACAAATGAGTGGGACAAAACACATTCGTTGCAACAGAACCACAGTCCGTTGGATCTAAATATCTGTACCATATCCTGGCATCCACTGCGGTTGTTCCATCAAATGATGAAATATCGATAATACATGGCAATTGTTTTAATTCATCAATCAGGTCAAAATCAGCTATTTGGGCAAAAGCCTCCCATTTATTGCCGACAGCGTTCTTGGCCTCCATGGCTAACTTGAAGGAAGTATCCAGGCCTGAACTGAGTGCCATATTATCAGACACTTTTTGGATCATAATCTGTGGGTCAGCTATTGACGTGTTCTTCGTGTATCCAAAATGTCTCAATAACATCGATGCTCCTTTCAAAATTGTTCCCACTACAACACCTCCAATCTGTGCAACTGGATGTGGAATGACACTAGCACCATAAGCAAATTTTGAAGCAGAATCGACCAAACTAGAAATCACACCCCTGCTTTTCGTTGTTCTCTCAGCATCTTCGCCCATCTGAGTTTTAAAAGTCAATGCTGTTGAACGATAACCAGCAACTTGAGGTTTCAGAAAATTTGCAAAAACTGAAACAGTAATAGAAGGAACACTACTACCTGTTGCTACTTGTAAAGGACTAAGAACATAAACCTTCATTAGTGCGAATAGAGATTGTAAAGAACTCTCAGTTGATCTATTCCAATAGAACCAGGGCATAATACATGGAACGACAATTTTGCAAATACCCTGACCGCCAGCAGAAATAATTGAACAAGGATTTCCAGAAGCATGATACACACTGGCAAATCTTTCTATTATTGAACCAGTCGGTGCATAATTTGGGGCCCAAGAAACCAATAACTGACCATAATGAAAACCAGTAGTGTTAATTCTATAAGTCACTTCAACTTCTGCTTTGAAATATTCGTAATAACTTAAAATCTCATGCACATAATTCATAGAAATCAGATCGTCTGGCCATTTGCATGTGTGTAACACCGTTCCGACGCTGTCTCCTCCAGACCATGTAAATTCATTTACCTTATAAACTCTAGTCAAAGCCTTTCCCAAGTTTGGATTTTCATAAGGATCAGCGGGCAACCAAACCATTGAATTATGAGCGGTATGTTCTTCTGTTGTCTCTTGTTGATCGGCAAACAGAGTCAAACCCTGCTTCTCCGTTGCTACAGCTTTGGCTTCAAGACCTTCAGTCTTGTCTTCTTTGTCCATTTGGGTTTTAAACTCTGATGTCACATATTCATCCCCTTTCTTAACAACATATTTGACTCGAACATGGGTGGTATCTAATTTCTTTGGCTTATAATTCTTCCGAATCTTCAATTTCTTGGTTTGGGTCACAAACTTGAAATCCTTCCATCCCACTCCAACAAATTCTGAGTATAAATCTGTCCACTCAGGAACTTTAGGTGGTGCACACCCAGCTTTCAACAACATTTGTGTTATAGTGTTTCTGTACTCATCAAATTCACTTCTGCCATAATGGAACATTTGGCGGATCGCCATCTCTGCATTTTGCGTCGTTGCACCTTTTGGGTCAGTTGTGTCCCTAATCCAATATGGCATCTCCAAAATAACTTCCTTCTCAAGTGGTGCAAAAACTAAACCATCCCGAACAAGAAAACGACGTTTCAAATATGTGACTTCCTCAGCGGGGACGTGATCTCTACTTCCAATAGGTCTTTTGTCACATTCTGTGTATTCCATTCCAAGAACAGACATCCATTTGTGCTTAATAAGCATCGTATACCACTCATAATGGGTCGTCTCAACATGATCATCGCCAAAAGCAGTAAACCTAAAATGGATGTCATAATCAGCTGGGCCCCATTTTGTCGTTAGGGATCCTGGCAAACCCCGTTCACGACATTCTGAAACAGCACAGAACATATGGGCTAGAATGTTCGAAATAACATTGTGGATCGTGGTCATTAAATGTCCAGACGGATTCATAGATATATGATAAATAACGCCAAAGAATAAGAACAATCCGTCGAAGGTGTTGGTGTACAAACCTTCTCGTAATCTAAACTCTGCTTGTTTGACCTCTTCAGAACTCCAAGACCTAAAACGTGTCATCCAGCGATCAGCTATCCAATTGGCCCACCTATTAATATGTTTTGGAAGAAAATCAAAATTTTTGAAATCTCCAGGCAACCATTTTGTTTTCTCACCCCAAGCATTCAATCTATTGTACAACATACCCCATTGTGGCGAGTCTGGGTTGATACCAACTGCCGAATAACTAAACACTGGATCGCTCATCATTTGCTCAACAAATGCCTGATAAAAGATCTTCTGAACAATCAAATGCCGCAATGGTGCAGCATTGAATATACGTGCCTGCCCAGCAACAATCTTGTTCCATTTTCTTCTCTCATCCTTCAAACAATTCATGAACACTATCTCTGGTCTCACTCCTCTCTTGTAAGTTTCGATATCCTCCAAAACTTGTTTTTGGTACTCAGGTTCCAGTATCACGTCACCAAAGCAACCACAATTCTTTCCTCCACACACTTTACAGATCAACAAAGGCCATTTCCCATTGCCATGGTACTTAACAACCTCTGGCCACCCTCGTGAAGTGTTTCTAAACATAGCTTCACTATGTTTCCAACTTTTCACACCATTCAAGGCTTCATCAATTGTCACTAAGCGCGGTTCAACGTTGTTCTTCATTTGATTAACAATATATTTCGCACACTCTTCCAACACCAATTCATGTTCTAAGGCTAGTTCTTCTTTCGGTTTTGCAAATTTCTTAATAGACTCTTCTGCCGGGGACAAATTTTCAAAACCATAGGGCACAGTAATATGATCCCCAATTTCATTAGGTGGTTCCAAGCCAAACAAATCATTGATATCATCCACATAATAAGCTGGGGAAAAAGGTCGCAAAGGAGCTGGAGCAGTTCTAGGCGGACCATACTTTTCAGCACACAATCTACCAATCACTGACTGCCTAATATCACTCTTAGCAGCCATTCTTGGTTTCTCATTCTTAGCTACATGTCTAATTATGGTGCATGACTCTGGTATTTTAATCCCAGTTGTCTCCATTTGAGATTTGGGTGCATACTTTGGTAATTTCCCGTTAGCAACCATCCAATCCAAAATTGGCTCCAAGCTATGCACAACAGCAACTCCTTCTCTTTCATCACCAGCAACGTGAATGCCGAGCAATCTCTTGGAACATTTTGTATCAAAACCAATATATGGAAGACCACACAAACCAGGTCCATTTGGTCCAAACCACAACATATGATTATTGGTCTCATATGTATTCGCACTATAATCGTCCACGACTGTTGTCGCCACCGTATCAATAAGAGCATTTGATATCATAATAACAGTACCAGCAGTGCTTGGCTCCATCCTTCCAACTTGTGCCAAGTTGTCCTTGATTTCTGAAAATCGAGCGATATGTTTTCCAATGTTGGTATATGGACGAACTTTAGGATCATTGATATGCACCAGCACCATGTCAGGACCAACATCATGCAAAACAATATCTTTCAAATCAACAACAAAAGGATCCTTGCATGTTTCAATATATAATCCAACGGCTTCAGGTGGTTTGTTCAAAAAGAAATGCTTAACAGTTACAAGAGTCTTCTCAAACAAGAACAGACCAAACACACCAAGAACCGCTGAATCATTTTTTAACCGAAAGCGTAATCGAACT